GGAAATATCTCACAGCGTTCTCTCTTAATCAGCTTTATCAAGCTGCTATAGATGGGAACTTTCGGCCAGACATCGTGAGTGCTTACGGCAATGATCGAGATGTTGCAACTAATGAGTTTTTGTCCGGGGGAAAGATGCAACCCGGGCAAAAAGCTACCGTTAGGTTACATCGTCCTCGAATCACTGCCGCTGACTTCATGAGAGGGGACAACACCGTCGCTAGGGATTTTACTACGCGGCTGATGTTGTTGGTCGATATCTATATGGCTGAGACATTACCATTGACTCCTGAATTCTTCCGTATTCATTTGGAAGATCAAGGGCGAGCTGTGTGGCTCGGGCACTGTTTCCAAGGAGCTGCGGGTACTACTTGCGGTGAAGGGGGGTGGTGTAGGATAACAGTAGGGGGTAAAGATCTTATTCTGCATCGTGCAGATAAGACTCTTCAGGCCTCGCCTTTGCATGACCCGTGTGATTGGATTTGGACTGATTCAGTTCATGAGTTCAAGGACGGGTCCCAGTTATCATGGAATGTCAAAACCCACATTGGTGGTACGTATGTCGTCGAATTTTTGTTCGAGAAAGTTCCACACCAAATTATACGCAAAACAAACATGTGTGTTGTAGCCTGGCAGTTCGCTAAAGTGCAGGTCGTTGAGGAAAGAAAAGGGTGGTGGGGAAAAATTTTACGTTTCTGCTTACCATCTCATGCTCTCCACATGACCACGCAATATAAGCGTGTCCGGATACACACTCCTACGTTCGAAAGTATGAAGTTAGCTTTTTCAGGGAGGCGCAGAGATGATTCTTTTGCGTACCATTCTGAAACAGGCGTCTGAAACTTTTGCCCGTACTGACGGTCTCCTGTTGTCTGAATTATTCCCTACGGAATTCTCAGGAGCTGCTCAATCGTTAGCTTACGCGGTGTTTGCGGATGTAAGTGCTGAGGCCCATACTCTTGCAGCTTTTGCTGAAGACCATGGGGAATTATTGCACTATCATGCCCAATCTCTTAGTGTTCTTAAACCGGAGAATTTGAGCCCAGGGTGGACAAAAACGCAGATCGCTAGTTCTGTGCTTGTTGCCGCCACGGTTCTCCTGTTAGCTAGGAAAATTGGTATAATTAGGTATTCCACTCTCAAGGCGGTCGTCGGTGCCGCTTCTATGCCCGATCACTGTGCCAGATTGGTAGCCAATTCTGTTAAAACTCTCGCCAGTATTCCTGGCGCGGGAATTTGGAATTGGTTTGCCGAACAAGTGAACGGGTCGGGGATGTCGTCAGAGGAGTATGATGTAGCCGTTGATGTTACGCAGGCTATATTGGTAGCTCCTTTTTACGAAGAGATCGTCAAACGATGTATTCCAAAAGAGCATCGTTGGCTATTTGGCTTTATCGAGTGGTGGTATAAAATCATAAACTTTCCGAATCTACCGAATGCAGTGCAGGCCTCCGCGGCGCTCTGCGTTCATAAGGTCGTGGAGAATATGAGTTTTTTACCATCAGTAACTATCCACTTTGCGTGGAATGTTCTGTGGTTAGTGGGTTATTGGAAGGGTTTGATCTCTGCTCGAACGGCTGGTGCCGGAGCAGGGATGTTGCCTTCCTTAAAACTGCTTGCCACACTCGGATGGATGGGCATGTCTCTAAGATCAAGAGGCGTACCCTATCAAGAGTTTCGGGAGAAATTCTATGTTGAAGATTGGAGAGATAGGCCTGAGATCGACAGTTTGGTCATTAGAAATAGTGATTTTCCTGCCGATCTTTCCGTAACTCCTACACAACATATGCCTTATTTCAAACCCAAACCCTTGTGCCAGCTGTTAACTGTTGCTGGCTCCATCGCTCTTCCCACGGAGGACAACCATTCAACCTATTATTGGTTGCTTCCCACTAATGTGCCGGGTTACGTTCCACAACGTAGCGATGAGCAGTTAGTGGGGGTTATCAATTCTCGGATTTTGGTAGCGCCCCCTCTCGACCCACAACTTCAGCTAGTGGGTTGGTCACATTTGAGTCCTCTTGTTCCGGCTTCCCTGCCTATCGTGCGAGAAAATTTTATCGCAGAATGGTTGGCCCATTTCGAAGAGGCTCATAAAGTTAGCCGTTACAAAGCTGCTTTATCTCAGAGAGAAAGGGAAGGGCCCGGTATTATAGGGCCATATTTAGACCGGGTGGATATTATGGTTAAAACAGACGAAGTTTTAGTTAAGTGTAATCTAGAAGGAGGTCTGCTATACCCATCATTGAAGCCGCGTGCTATAGCTAACGTTCACCCACAAATTCAAGTTGAAGTGGGTCCTGTCATATATGAGGCAATGCGCAGATTAAAAGAAGCGTGGAGCCTAGATCCTTACGTTGTTAACGTGGGGACGGAGGAGCGTGATCTTTATGCCTATATTACATATGGCGGTGCGCTCTCCGATGAGGAGTTGACTCAATGGGCGGATAGGGTATTAGTTCCGGCTGTTGATGTTATTTTCCTCATTGTTGCGGGGGATGATACTCTTGCAGTTTGGTACGACCGTTATGGAGTCTGCCACATATATGAAGGCGATTTTGGAATGTTTGATCAGTCAGAAAGTTTTGGCCCTCTTGTTTTTGAGGGTAGGGCTCTTACAGCCCTGGGCGTGAGCAGTGATATTGTCACTGTTATGCAACGCGTTGCAACGGCATCTTATGTCGCTAAGACGCGAAATCCTGGTTCAAAAGACAGGATAGTCATAGGGAGGAGAGCTCGTCCCTTTCGTGACACAGGTGGGCCTAATACCACTATCGGGAATTCCTTGGTTGCTGCGCATGCCGTTCTACTGGCTGTCCAGCAACTGTCTGAACATAGTATACCTGTTGAGGTGACTATGAAGACGTTGGGTCTGGATTACAAATATCGCCTCCATGACAGTTTCTTTCAGTCCACATTCCTTAAAGGGATGTGGTATAGAACGGAAACTGCTAAGGGTTATTTTTGGGGTCCTCTTCCTTCTCGGATTCTGAAAGCTGGAAAGTGCTTAAAAGACCCTCGTAAGTTATATCATCGAGGGATCACTCTAGAAGAAGCGTCTACCCGACTATTAGGGGAGATCGCCTGCGGATATGCTTTTTATCTGCAGGTTCCAGTTCTTCGTGCATTTGTCAAAAACTTTAAACGGGAAGGATTAGATCCTGTTAAGTTTAGTCCTTGGAAGATACAAGCGGTTCGTGGTCCCAAGCCCTTGTTATCTGACGCTGCATGGGAACAAATGGAAGTGCGTTATGGGTATCCTCGCCAAGTGTGGCTGGATCTGGAAGCCACGTTTCCAGATAAACCCTTCGTGTTCATGGAACATCCGCTGTTTGCGGCCATGGCATTAGCTGATTATTGTTAAAATTGTTTGTTTCGGCCCAACTTATAGTGGAGGTGGTTGGGATGGCCCTAGGTAGGGGTCAGAGATGGGACTATTTACAAATATGCCTATTAGTAAGAAACCGAAAAACCCCCAGAATAAAAACAAACCCAAAAAGAAGGTTCCCGCTCCTCAGAGAGTGTTGAATAACCCCAATTCACAGGGAGCCATTAACGCGGATTTCACCAAAGTCACCGCGCGCACCAAGCAGTTCTTCAAAGACCAGTCAATGGCCTGTGCCGGCGATTGCCTCACGGGAGTTACTGGTCTTATGATCCCCAGAAGTTTAGAATATCTGGGAGCTCTCATAGACCCACGAGAGTTTGCTGGAGCGCGTGTGCCTGACCCGTTTTTGCGTGAAACTACGGCAACTTATCCTGCGAAAATCGTATACAACATCACTGGAGTCTCTGGCACCGCACAAAATGGTAGTGGCGGTGGAGGGAACTCCGGGCGGTTTTGTTACGTAATTCAGCCCTGGATGTCGGAGTCGCCTCCAGCCTTTAACACGTTGCAGGCTCGATTCCAAGTTGCATACCAAGATGGAACCAATAACAGTGCGCTCTGGCAGAATTCGTTTACAACGTCTACTCCCGGTACCAACTTCTTCAACTATGTCGCGGATCCAGAATCAGCTACTTTCGCGACTAGTACCCATGATGGGCTTATGGAGAAGGTGCGTCCTGTTAGTGCATCCATATTGGCATCGTATAATGGAAACTTGATAAATGGTGGTGGGAACATAGCCTGTGCGCTCGTGCCTGGTGCCGCTTGGAACACCCATCTTCAAAATGGTGGTGTGCCAGGGCATCGTTATATGTTGTGGGAAGATTTAGCCCGACAACCTGGTGCGTATGATGGGCCCTTATCTAAAGGGGCCTATGCATACTGGTTACCAGACGACGACAGTGACTTGCTCCTTAGACAAGTTGAGAATCAAGTTGATGACAACACGGATAAACACCAATATCCGTTGTTGATTGTCAGCGGCAAGGTGGCTCCGGATGTTAATGGTAACTTCGGGGCAAATGTATTGCGCCTTGATGTGTATATCAATTATGAATACACGACTGATTCTCGTATCGTTGAGTGCCGGCGTGGCTCTCGCGATATGCAGCAGCGATATAATGCAGTTGCAGCTTTGTCTAATCAACCTACGTCAATGGAGAATGAGGGACACATCGACTGGATTAAAACTTTAATATCCGGTGCTTGTGGGTTTGTTATAGGAGGGCCCGTTGGGGCCGCCGTGGGAGTTGCATCATCTGTTGGTTCCGGAGCCCTGGCGAATTTTGTTCGCTCAGCCAAAATCCCGTTCTAACGCCTTACTACATTTTTGTAAATAGTCCTAATTGCA